GTAAAACCTGGCCCGGAACCACTCTAGACGCTGGTCAGGCGACTCGGTGAGTTCGTCGTACCGGGCCGCCCAGCTTCCGGGTTAAGAAGATTACCCATGACGTAACCAACAAAACCCATGAAAGGACGGTAAGGCAACTTCTGAAGTACCTCTAGCGATGGGGAACCACCACAGAGCTTCGCGACCTCAGCCGTGATCTCTTCGGCAATTCGCTCATACGTCGACTCGTCATCAACGTTGCTCAGCGTGCTAGCAACCTGCTGCGCAGTAGCCGAATCCGACGCATCCTGCCCGACCAGACCCATTTCCTTGAACTTAGCCTGAATGTTCTTCAGGAAGTCGTTCACGAGCTGGCGGGAAGGCTCCGGGATAAAGCCCTTGTGGCCGTCACCCGGACCCAACCACTGAGGATCGGAGAAGTCATACTCAAGCGACCCTCCGATTGAATTTACATCAAACTTAGGCATTGCCTTACCGTCCCCACCCTAAAGGGTGATAGCAGGAGACTTCCTAAATCAGGAAGTCTTAGGGAGATTCATCTCCCGAACCACCATATCGGTGATCGGAGACAGAAGCCGGAAGGACACCGCGTAGACTCGCTGAGTCTTAGAGCGGGTGTAATCCGTCTTCACCGTAGCGACAGACAGAACGTCCTGCCACAGAATGCGTCGCCAGTACGACTTGTTATTAATACCCTCGACACCGAGCGTCAGGTGGTCAAGCTCCTCAGTGAACTTGATTTCCCGGTAGCCAGGCTCCGTAGCCGAAGGCGCGACAGTGTTGATAACACCACCACCGTAGGCCAGAAGCATCGTCTCCAGAGTGTCCTCTGAAAGCGTGGTGTCAATCGTCGGGTCGAGAGAGTCAGTAGCAACGTCAACCGCGTTGCTCTGCTCCTCAATAGTAATATCAGTCGTCTTGCGAGACCAGTTAAGGGTTACACCCGACTGAGTAGCGCCAATTGGCGTCCAAAGCGGGTCTCCCTTAGTAGCATCCTTCCAATCGCCACCAAGATCCAGAGTGTTGTCCGGAAGCGTAGCAATAGGGCTGTAGCCCTGGTACCAGACCGCAGCAGGACCACGGACAACATTTGCACTCTCATAACGAGGAGAGGGACCCGGCCCAACAGCCATTTTTACTTACCCCCGACAACAAGGCGAACGCCGCACTGCTCCGCAAGCTTCTCAACCTTCTCAGCCTGATCGGAAGTCAGCTCCACACCATCACGAGTGACAGTCGGGACGTCCTCGACAACGAAATCACCAGACGGCCAAGCAGTCTTGACCTGAACCTTGCCAGAATCGGTAGGGGCATCCTCAACCGAAGCATCCGCAGGCGCAACGTCGTTAGTAGAAGCAACGTTTGCATCCGTGGCAGCCGACTCGGAATCGGTGTCCGACGCTCCGCGCGCCCAGGCCGAATTCGACTCTGGATCTGGACCCATAGCCATATCAACTCCTATTAAATTACTATTTAATCAAATGGCTGGTACAAATTCGTACCAACGTGGAAAATGTAAGAGCACTGGAAAGTCCAGCGACTCTGTGCGTCCGTAATTGGACTACTAGTCGGAGCACCCGACATTCTGTAGATGCTCTCAATGTGTATATTTTCAGCAATATCAAAGTTGGTCTGTGATGCGAGGATCACCGAATCAACTTCGTAAGCAATGTCCTCAGCGTCACTGAAGTTATCAGCACCACCACGACACTGGAAGTTGTACGCCGGATTATCGAACGCACCTTCCATGTCGAATCCCCGACCAGGCTGCGGGATAATTCCGATAGCTCGGTGCGGAAGATTAGGAGGGAGCCGCCCAGGGCTAAGCAAGGCCCCACTTTGAAGTTGGGGCTCAATCCAGTCAATAATGTGTTGGACCTTGAGCCGTGGAACTGTGATATCAAACGTACCCGGGATTGTCATATGTGTGGCAACCCCTCAGGTCGACGGCCGTAAATCGGAGGACGATCGTAAATGACCGTTCCATTCCGAGTCACGAATGGGTGACCAGACCCGTCCAATTCGCCAATTTCCTTAGGTGCATTATCGAAAACGAACTGAGCAAATTTCTCAGCCGTGTCGATCATAGCACGTTCAAGTCCAAGGCCCTCCTCATCGAGGACCTTGTTTGCAATTTCTTGCATGAGAATCACCATGTTTTCCAACATGGGTGCCCTAAGGTATTCCGCGCGTCCACCACGAGGATGATGGAACGTTAGCGTTTCGTGCTGGTTTTGTGCGTAAGCCTGGTCAACCACACAATGCGCAGTAATGTGTCCTGCTCCGATGGAATCCCGAAGCAGTCCAATTCTCTCACTGAATGTACCAGCCATTAGCGCCACACCCACATGGGAGGAATGACACCTTCAGAAGTGTTAAAGATTGGAGCAGACGGGAAGAGAGGACCGCCGTACTGATTGTAAACGGTCCCGTCTTCCATCCCTGAACTACCCAACTCGTCTACCGGAACCTCAACAGTTCCATTACTGATCCCGGTAAGCAAGGACAATGCCCTCTGGTACCGCTGAATTGACGAGTCCAGAGTAGACTGGAATTCACGTCCACTCCGGTAGGTAAGAGTAGTGAGATAGACAGCGATATCTACAGACAGGCTGTGCAAAAGGGGAGGCACCGCCGTATCGGTCAGTGCCTCCCCCTCCACCGCAATAGGCAATACATACCGCTTACGCAGAGCTGCATTAATCTGCTCATCTGCGTTTGAAATGGCAAACTCAATCTGGTCATCGTCCAGAACATTCGGGGTCAGCGACTCAGCATCACCACGAGCCCCAGTCAATACTGCCCGAACGTCCTCAACCTTTGAGTAAGCCATCTTGTATCTCCTACCCGTTCAGAAATTACTTAGCCGTCTGTGCACGGGCGGACGAGTCGTCCCCCGCGACCCCCCTAGCCTTGCTCTGTGGCTCACTGGCCGACTTGTCGGCATCCTCGTCCTTCCACGGGTCCGCGTCCGAACCCTTCTCCACAAGGTGAGGACGGGCACCATTAGTGAGGTAGTCAATCTCCTCCGGAAGGAGATTCGGGACCACATCACCACGGGTGTAACGGTGCGACCGAGGCCGTGGGGTGTCCAGCGAATCAGGGTCGAGTCGGACCCACGAATCCGCAAGCAGTCGATACTCAGCCATTTCTATTCCCTCCCTCAGAGAGCGTAGGTCGACGGGTCAACCGACGTACCCTGAATACCATTCAGAAGAATGATGCTCTTCGGGTTGTCAATCGCGACCAGCGAACGACGGGTGATGTTCGAGCGGTACGACTGGTTGTCCTCGTTGTACCGCAGCGGGGTCACATCGAGAGGCCACTCGTCCGAGATAAAGCCCATCGTGTTCCGCTGACAAATGATCGCCCAGTTAGGCGAGAGCCGCCACGAGGTCATGACATCCAGAGTCATGAACTTGCGAGGCATAAGGCCGGTGTAACGGAGCTGCTGACTCGCCAGAGGCGAACCCACGAACACACTGTTGACCTCATCGCTGTCAATGAAACCGGCAGCGGTCGAGGGGTGAATAATCAGGGTGTCCGGCTGGTAGTTAAGCCGGTCCATGTTCTGCGCACCAGCAGGCTGCTGCGACTGAATGGTGTAGATCGCGTTCGCAATATCCTTACGGATACCGGCAGTGGTACCCGTGCCGAGCCAACCGCCAGAAGCAAGGTTGGACGGAACCATCGTAAGGATATTGGGGTTCTGCGTGACCGCGTTGATGAACACCTTGTCCCAGGTGATCGTAAACGCATCACGAACCATCTTCAGCTCGTCGGCGACACGACCCACATCGTTGCGGGTCTCCATCTCCTTCGAGATCTTGAAACCGAGACCGCGCTTAGTGGTCGCAGCCGTAACAGGCAGCGTCACTGGCGAGTCGGTCATCGGGATCTCGCCGAACTCAGCGACGATCTCAGCGCCATTGTTAGCGTAGAGAGCAATCTGCTGCTCGTACGCAACCGCGCCACCGACAGCGGTCGGACCCTTCCGCAGAACCCAATCCGCAAGGACCGAGTCGTGAATCATCTGCCGGACGAGGTTCGGAACGCGAACCGGACTCTTGACCAGCTGGTTAACAGTCCACTTGGGACCGTCGTAGCTGGTACCAATCGTAATCGGGTTAACCATTACGCACCCACACCAAAGAGAAGGACCTTGCCACGAGCACCATCCGCGATACCCGCCGGATCAACGCAGCGACCGACAACCTGAAGTGGGTTCGGAGTAGCACCTCCCGAAACCACAACACCATTCGCACCAGTGATGACGTAATCACCGAAGGCAATAGCACCGCTAGCCAGCAGCCGAAACACACCGTGAACCGCAACCGCAACCTCATTGGGAGGAAGCTGCGCCATGTACGTAGGGTTGCCCCACGCATCGGTACCATTCTGATTCGGAGTCGGCAGACCGGCAGCATCACCGATAGCCACACCGAGACAGTGAATGGTTCCCGCGGTAGCAGGCTTAATGAAACCCGGCTTTCCCGCGTCTGGCTCGACAAGCTGGCCACCGTTGACGTTCACGTTAGCCGAGAACGTCAGCGGGCCAAACTCAAGAACGGGCTTAATACCGCTCATTTTTGACCTCTCTAACTAGCTTTTAAATTACAAACTTACTGGGGCATCTGGACCTGAGAGGACCCAAGGCCGAGGAAATCAATCCAACCATTCAGGTCTTCCTTCTCCTCAGCTCCAAGAGCGCCAACCTGGTGACCAACCTCGTTAGAGAGGTCAACAGTGCCCTTCATCGAGTCGAGCAGCCCGAGCATCCGCTCCTTGTCGGTGGTCTTACCACCAGAGGAGAGCTCAATCGCATTGTCCTCAGGCTGAAGCATGACAGGCTCAGCCATCGCGATAGCCGCCGGTGGGACACCCTGCGAAAGAAGGACCTCCTTCTTCGCCTCCCACTTCTCGCGGGCCATGTCGCGACGCATGTCCTCAACGGCCTTACGGGCAACCTCATCCACAGGCGCAACCTGCTGCACCTGCTGCACCGGAGGGGTCGCCTTCTCACCGAGCGAGAGGACCACGGGGTCCGAGGCAAGATCCTCAATCATCTTGCGCTCTTCCATGTACGAGTTCAGAGCGTCAAGCTGCTCCTGCGAAAGCTCAGGCATCTTCGTCTCTCCAACTGGCCTGTCGTCAATAAAATCAAAACCGGGGTCGATGACCTTCTCGTCCTCGAAAACCCCGGTAGAAAGGTTGATAACCTCATCCTCGGTATTGGCACCGTTGGAAAGCTCTACCTTTTCCCAAGGGTCCATACCGTTGATTCGCGGAACCAGCGTTCCACACACATGCTGAATAGCGCCATCGAATGCCTTGCCATCAGCACGCTTAATGCCCAGCTCGATACGTGGAGAAACGCCAAAACGGGGGTACTTCTCGACATACTGAGCGGACTGTGGGTCCTTCGAGAAATCGAAGTATCCAAAAACACCCTTGCCCGGGACGTGCTCCATGTGCGCGAGCGTTCCGCCCCTACGCATAGGGTCGTTGTTGTGCTCGCTTTCAGAGCCGCCGAACTGGAAAGGCACCTCGTCAAAGGCACCTTCCTTGAAGGACTGGACGTAGGTCTGAAGCTTCTCCGGTCCGAGATCAAGTTCGGTACCCTTATAATCGAACTTGCCCTCGGGAAGGATCTGCTTCCGGTAAAACGTCCGGCCAGTCGCCTTATCAGTGACCTTACGGGTTTCGGTACCGGCAAGAACCGGACCGAGAATTACAGTCATAATTGCTCCAAAGCACTATGCCTACCAGACTACACGTTACTTGCCAGGCACCTTAACCGGAGGCTTAACCATCTGATCCGGCTTCTTAGACTTCGTGCCAAGTGAGGCGTGCTTCACACTTCCGTGGCCCTTAACGAGCTTCTGCATGTGCCCGTGCGCTTCCACAGCAGCCTTCTGCTGTGCCTCACTCACAGCCGCATGTCCCTGAGCGTGCAGAGCCGTGATACCGGCTGCCACTCGGGTAGCGTGAGTGTGAGTCAGGCCATGGTTTGCCTTCAGGTGGTCGGCAATGTTGTTCACGTAGTCCGGAAGCTTGTTCTTACTGGTGTCCTCAGTAGCCTCATCGGCACCGTGGTCACGAACGTCTTCCGGGTCGCCATCGTCGTGCTGAGTGTGCTTTGGAGTCGTAACCATTTTCCCGTGCCCATCTCCGCCGTGCCGAACCGTGACCCAGCTTGAACCATTTTTGTTTGGCTTACCACGTTGTGATGCTGGTACATTTCCGGTATGGACTACCATTATTTCTTACCTCCAGAGTGTCGGGCTTTCAAAGCTTCCCACTCCGCAAGAGCTTTTCGTGCAGCCGCAACTGTAGTTGCTTGCACACCCTTTTCGCCACCCGACGGATGACCATGAGCCCAGTTCTTAATAATTCCAATGGCCATCTGGATTGCATTGCTCTCAGAATGACCAGACTTAATCAGCTCATTAGCTACATGCTGAATATAAGCTGGAAGCTGCTCACCCGTCTTAGATTTCCAAAGCGGACGGCTACCCACCTTCTCATGTGTTGAGGCTTTAGCCATACTACCTGCGGCCATTCCACCTCCTCCAGTACTCTTTTATGATTAAATCTAGTGTGAAATTGTTATGCATCCAACGTATGGGATGCACCTTCGCCACCCGCTGGAACGGATGACCAAGTCTGTCGGACACTGTGAGGATGAACCGCTTCACCGTTGTTTCGAAGCAGATCCCTAAGATCGTCAAACCGAATATAACAACGACCACGCAAACCCCAGTCATTGCCCCACGAATTCGTTAGGACGACTACGTCTCCGAAATCCGGATGGCCTGGCCAGAATCCATTGGCCAAAATGCAGTGGCCTCCTGCGACGCCTCCACCGACACGGAGGAGACCCCGTTCGTCTGGTGATTCCATATCGTTGTACCAGTCAATACCGAGCACGACTGGCCCGCGACGAACAATGGTGTCGCAGACGTCGTCAATACCAAAGCACCATGCGTAGCTGTCAAAGTAACTGAACTCCTGACATGCCTTCATCGCCGCCAGAACGGTCGCGCCTTCTCCTCCGAAGTCGCGTCCTTCAAGCTTGTCAATCTGGATTGCTCCCTTGAAGATTCGCTCTGCCATTTCCGCATCGGTCTTCCACTTCTGCGGGGCAGCCGCCAGAAAACCGGCCGACGCAAAACCAGTACACGCACCTTCCTGGCCCTGATCCAAAGCATCTGGACGAGTAGCCCAAATCCTCTTGTATCGAGGCGTTGGACCGATGAGCTGTCGGATTCCATACTCACGAGACCGCTCATCAAAATGCGGAATCCGGTTAAGCTTAGGAATTGGCATCTTCTTCTTGCTTCTTTTCAGTTCTGGCGCCCTGGTACGCAGCCATAGACGCATAGATATTGGCAAAAAGCGAACAGATAATCACGAACAGGACTGAGTCAGCCCAAAAGATGATTGCAATGGGAGAGATAATAGTCCAGAACGCCAGACAGACAAGATGAAGACGCCGAATCCAGGTCTCCACGTCACTTACCGTACTTCTTATTCTTCTCACGCGATGGGTTCGCTACGGAGTTGGCTCCGAAAGGCCGAGTTCCAGCCGTAGTCGGTTGTGCGGGTCGCCCGCTCTCAACGTTTCCGGGCTTGCCCTGCTGCTGTGCCCGAGCCGCAACGGAAGTCGGCTGGCCACTAGGACGCGGAGGAAGGCCCTGCGTTGGGCCGCCCTTTGGCGCCTGTGGGGAGGAAGGCGAGGGAGGCTTACCAGTAGGCCCCATCCCTGGAGTCGCCGCGTTAGCCTTCTTAGCATTCTCAAGCATCTGCTGAGAGTTTTCGACCGCAATCTGCAACTGCTGAAGTGAAGTCTGCTGCGGAGAGCCGTTGACCTCGATGTCCTTGGCAACCTTGCCCGCATCAAGGTTCAAGATTCCGGCCACACGGCCGATCAGTTCGTTGTAGAACTCAACAGGAACCGTGGCATTCTGCGCCGCCATGATCTGCTGGAACGCAGCAAGCGCAGCGGTGTCGTTTTCCTGCGAGAGTGGGCCGAACTTGAATCGTGGAACGGGTGCCTTCACGCCGAAGTTGTAGGCAATCAGAGGCCCGATGACTTCGTTCGTGATCTGGCGTGCCATGTCCAGGGCGATCATCACTCGGGAGCGGTTATACATTTGCTCCATGGTGGTAGCAAGTGCGTAGGAACCGTGGCCCTTGGACTGCTCTGTCGTGAGCTGAAGGAAGCCCATCAAACCAGCGTTAAGCATCTCCATGTCGCAGAAGTGAAGTGCGTCTTGGAAATACTGGGCACCCTTACCCGAAGATTCGTACGGGTCTACTGTGGTTTCGGCTCCCAGAGCCAGCACCGATTTGCCACGAAGGCTCGCCACCTTCCGCGCGTCATTGCGTGCCTGAATCTCATCCTGATTCCGGACGATAGTCTTAGGCAGGGCAGTCTGGTCAAGGAACTGATACCAGAGCCAACGAATCTTCCGCTTAGTCAGGTAAATGTAGTAGGGCACCTTCATTTCGGAGACGCCCAACAGAGGATCACGCCACGAACCGTGGACGTAAACGAATGCCCGCTCCGACGGGACCTCTACCCACATGGATGCCGGGGCATCCACGTTCGGCCGGACGTCACCATTCATCGTCGGGATCGAATTCGAATCCGTATACGGATAAATGAGTGGCATCTGCCGGAAGCCACGTGGCTCAGCGGTCCGGGCATCCAAGGCAAGCTCGCACGTCTCCGGAGGACGGAACGCAAGCTTGTGATAAACGATCTTACCGTCGTCGTTTACCTTGAAAACCTTCTCAAAGTAAGCTCGCTTGTTCACAAATGCACTAGTCATCTGCTGAACAAGTTCCTCAATGGTGGTCATAGGACCACCCTGGTGAGGAAGAGCCGTCAGCGCATCGTAAATAAACTCCGCCTGACCCGTATCACCCTTAGCAGGTTCAATAGACCAGGGCGCAGCCATAATAGGATACGCAAGCATCAACTCAATACTCTTGGCAGTGCCGTCAGTATCGAGCATATGGTGGTAGTCGGCTAGAGACGGCTCCGCAGGCGCGTAAACATTACCGTCAAGCCATCCACCGAACTGAGAATCATAAGAGAATGAGCTACCAAGCTCACCTACCGGCGGATTGTCCGCGTCATAAAGCTGCTCTGTGACCGGAGCAGGCGTAGTTGAATTACCAGGCGTCTCTGCGGAATTCAATCCGGATGCCTGATAGTTGTTATAGATCGTCATTACTTACGACCTAACTGATTTCGAAATCGGCAAAGCTAAATGGGTCCTCTACAAGCTGGCCCCAGTCTATAGCAAGTTCCCCAGAACCATCATCACGAGCCTTGGTATCCCATTCGAAAGCTGCGGTGTCTGTGTCGAGCAATACACCGCCTGCGGATGCCCACATTGCGAGGGCTACAGCGTCTCCCTTGTCGGGGGATCGTCCGATCCGCTTTCGCATGTCATCTTTAGATTCAATAACAACCTTTCCACCGGGCACTGTCTTCCAGCGTGGGGCCGACAGATCCACGGTGAGTTGGTCATCCGGAGGAAGACACAAGGTTGGATTTCGTGCAGGGTCCAATCGCTCTCGCAAGCGCCACATGAGAGCTGCACGGAGGTTGTAGAATTCAATCTGACCCGTGGAGTCGACCAGGGAGGTTCGGTTACCAACGTTCACACCCATTGCGTAATGCTGTGTCTTACGCAAGGCGTCATACGTACCAGCACCGACACCGTTGGTATCGACCACAGCCATATCACCAAGCCCGACACGCAATTTACGTGCCAGCATTTGAGCGGTACCCATTGTATCGCGCTTGGGCATGGTCTCTACCTTGGTGATTACGTCTCCATATCGGTAGGCAAAGGCCGTTTTGTCACTACCGAAACGCGCAATGTCTGCGCCGATGATTTGTCGACTCTCAGGATCAGGCTTACCGCCTGTTTCCTCTTCCCAGGCGAGCCAACGATTCTGTGCTTCCTCAATCCAACCGACAGGAATGACAGAGAACTCGTCGAGGTTGGGGAATTCTCCCTCAACCTTCGCCTTCCAGAGTGGGCTTCCTTCTCCGAGTTCGACCTTACTTTCTTCAACCCAGTTCGGACCGGTCAGATCCTCGATTACCTCGGGTGGTAGGTACTCTCCTGTGAAACGTGGATTATCCAGGACCGAAATCTTGATCGTGTTCCAACCACTACCCGGCCGACAAACTTTTCGAAAGTAGGACGATGGGTCGGTGGGGTTTCCGATAGCGAGGATTCGGCAGTGATCACCAGTCGTGATCGCGGAAGCCGCCAGGAAAAGCCATTCGGGGAGGCCGCAAGCCTCGTCCAAGATGACCAGAACATATTTGCGGTGGAGACCCTGGAAAGCGTCACGGTCGTGGTCTTGTGGCTTCCGCCCAAAACCAACGAGACGACGACCGATAATCCAGTTATCTGAGATCTGCACTTCCCCAGGAAGCTTCGCGCGCCCATGGATCTTACGAATTTCTTCCCATAGAATCGCGTGAACCTGCTTGACCGAGGGAGCTGTAGATACAACTAGTGTGTCCTCGGGTGGATGGGTGTCGACCCACCACGACGCGGCAACCGATGCAGTCAGAGACTTTCCAATCCCATGCCCTGATTGCACGGCAGTCTTCTTGTTTGCCTGAATTGAATGGATGATGTCCCGCTGCTTCGACCACAGGTGGATACCAGCCTTTCTTTTGGCCCAATCCACAGGGTCAAGCGGATTGACTTGTTCCTCTAGCTGAGCAATTGCGTAATTGAGTGGGTCAAAAGCGTCTTTACGAGGCATCGATCACCACCGGCGCTTCCAGCTCCTCCGTGACCCGCTTCTCCAGCCGGGACGACAGGTTGGCTTCCTTCTGGAATTCCTCAAGAAGCAGCGCTCGTGCCTTCGAGACCCCGCCCGCGTCCAGACCCATCCGCATGACAACAGCCATGAGGATTCGGATGACAAGCTCGGTCTGCGCCCTCCCCAGGCTGACGATCTTCTCTTCCAGAGCCATCTTCGAGACGTCCTTCAGGACGCGTGCAGCCCTGTCCTGAGCGCGCTCATAGAGACCGACCTCCATACGCGTCTGCTCACCGGAAGTCTTGTGAGAATAACGCCAGTCCATAGGGTCCAAATCAAAGAGCATCTTCTTAGTGTGCTCCTGGAACCCAAGGATTTCACTAAGGATCTTATCCATCTTCTCTAGAGCAGAAGTGTGATAGTCCTTATCCGGCACCTCTGCACGTCGCTGAATCTCATTCTCTAGATCTGACTCAGTGAAGAGGACACCACTGGTGATTCGAGATAGCGCATGCTGTTGTCCACGTGGAGTAGCAAGGTGTGCAGGGCAGAAATCGAATCCAATAACCTTGCTTCCTTGGCAAGTTGGCTCAAACGTACAGTCCATACGGGTAGCCTACCTGATTTGGACAACAAAAAAGCCCCACCCCCTAAGGGGTGAGGCCATTTGTGCTCTAAGCTACTTCGTCACGGTAGTAGCGTTTGCGATTAGGATCACGTTCCCACTCATAAAGTTCCTTTAGTAGCTGTGGTGTGATTCTAAACCTACATCCATCCCTTGCGATGCCCCCATTACGTAGCGCGTACTGGACTCTCTCCATTCGGCGCCGCTTTCGGTAGAGCTTTCTCTTTTGCTCTTCTTCTTCTCTAGCCATTCGGTCAAGTTCGAACTGTCTAAAGACTCTGACGTTGATAGTCCGTGGGTATCCTAGAGCGTCTTCCAGCTCGTGCAGTAGCTTGTAGTCATCTGGAGTGTAACCTCCAAGCTTTTCTGCTCGCTTTTTGACTCTCCCCAGTCTGGTCCTACGAACACTTCTTTCGTTTTTACGTGCCTTCTGTTCTGGACTCAGCTTACAGAACTCACGGTTTTTCCTATACCTTTTGGGAGTAGTTCCGGCCTTGGGTGTGATGGACTTTGGGAGAATGCCCAGCATATCCATGAACATTTGGAACTCTTCAGAGCTATTTGCAAAGCTGGATACGACGATCCGTGCCTTGTCTACCTCATCTTGTGTGAGTACAGACGGTGCCTCCAGTCCGCTGGTACCAAAATCAACGCTTTTCTGATCTATCTTGTTCGACATTTACGGTCGTGCCGTCCTTATTGATGGCCAAATCTGAAGCTGAAATGAAATAATCCCACTCTTGTGGACCTGACTTCAGACATGGTCTATACCAAATCTGTCTCTCCATGTCACTTGCACCTAGAGTCCAATGAGTTTTGGACAGAGGTTCACGCTCCATAAAGAGCATGTCTCCTACTACTGGTTGTTCTGGACTGTATCTCAAACTGACCGCCATCATCCCAGCTCCAGCCATAGTGTAATGAATAACGCAGCCAAGATCACCCACACGATGACCCCGAAATGAAAGTCTACCAGACGTGCGAAGTCATTGGCAATCGGGTGACTCTTAAAGGTTCTATCTATGGGATCGTCGCTTGGTTCCTCTTCCCAATGCCAAGTAGCATTACCATCGTCATCAACGTCTGTGTACTTCATGCTGATTCAGCTACTTCACGGTGCACATGTGGTCGCTCCGCGGGGCAGTGCAGCCACCCACGCCGGATTGCCTCTGCGTACAAACCAGCATCGGTATTGGTGTCGGTTTCGTACTTTGCCTTCGCCAGGTCTACATACACTGAGTTCACTCCTCTTCCCAATTCCTTAGCAATTTCCCGAACGCCCATGTCTCGTGCAATACACTTAAGGATTTCGTTGCGCCGCTTCTCATAGCTTGCATAAGCCTCAGGCTTCGACGGTGGCAACCACGGAGTCTTGTTGTCAGTCACTTGTTCACCCACAGATTCTCTCCGGTGATGGCTTCTCCCATAGTTCTATTCTACACGAAGAATGGATTTTGCCCACCCCTGACCGGCCATGCGGGTCTCAGCGCCTCTCTAACAAGATCAAACCCCTTAGCCCGCCTAAGGAGACCACCCACCCCGCCCAAGGGGCTCTACGGAGCTCTCAGGCACCAAAACGACCCCCTCGGTGGTCACCGGGCCGCTTAGAGCCCCACGCCGGGCCGATTTGGGGGTCGAAGTTCGTTAAAAAGTCATGAACTGTGTAAAAACACACCAGGAGTGCAACTAAGGAAAGGCACTTTGACCTGGGAAAACACTACGAAGTTAACGTAGTTGACGAAGTTCACGTATGTGTACGTGTAGATGACAGACGTTGACTTTTTTGTCAAGACCTGCATGCCAACTTTTCCACACTTGGACCGATCTAACCCATGTGATCTGCGTCACAAACACTCAAACGACCCGGGGACCTAGACACCCGAGGAGTTGATCTCTATCCTACAGCTTCTCTTACTAGAGATCATCTTTACTTTACTAAAGTTTTACTTGACTTCTTCTCTACTTATCTATACCTACGCGTGCACCACGCATGAACTCCGCTAACTCCGCTAACTTCGTGCGGAGCTTCCCAGGTCAGGCCCGGTTTTCTCAGTTGCACCGGCAGTGCTACTTCGTGCTACTCCGCCGCCCCACATCGCTGTGACCTGCGGAAACACACCGTGGCACACATTGAAGATCATCGGCAACTGTCCCCATCGGACACTGACCGTCCACACCGGACCTGAAGGAAAACCCCAGGTCAGCACCAACGTAAGCCAAATTAACAAGGATCCCCCTCCCTACCTCCCACCCGCTCCCCTCCCGACTTCCCTGCTTCTACCTAATCTTCCTATGGATTCCTGCTCTGTTGACCCTGCCTGATATAATGGGAATATGCCCACCAACACAGACAAGCTCACGCGTAAGCAGTGGGCAGCGCACAATCGAGAGCGGTTTTTCACCTACAGAATTAATACCTCTTACGACAGGGCTTCCTATAAGGGAGCTGTCGGGCAGATCCTTGGTTGGATCCGT